ACGAAAAGACGCTCTGCAGCGCCCTGCTGGCCGAAGCCGGCATTGTCATCGACGCATACAGCCAGGACGCCCCGTTTGAGCGCAAACAGCTGGTATCCTGCCGCATGGTGCGCCGCCAGCTGGACGCGGGCACCGGCGGGCAGGGCGCTGCCATGTACCCGATGGGCGCCACCCAGGCGTCCGCATCGGCGCTGGGCTACCAGCAGAGCTGGACGGTGTCCGGCGGCTCGGTCGGAGAGTTGTACCTTTCCAAGCTGGAAAAGAAGCTTCTGGGCGTCGGAGACAAAATCGGTGCCCACAGCCCGCTGGAGGACTTATGCTGAAGGGTATCGACATCATCCTGTACGAAAAGACCAAGACCGGCGAGGACGCTTTCCACGCGCCGATCTACACTGAAACACCAGTCACTGTACACAACGTGCTGGTGGGCGAACCGGCCACGGAGGACATCGTCAACGATTTGCAGCTCTACGGCAGGCGGCTGGCCTATACGCTGGCCCTGCCCAAGGGAGACGCCAACGACTGGCACAACGTGACGGTGGAGTTCTGGGGCCAGAAATTCCGCACCTACGGCGATGTGGTGCAGGGCATTGAGAACCTGATCCCGCTGTGCTGGAACAAGAAGGTGAAGGTGGAGAAGTATGGGTAAGCTGCGCATCAAACTCAACCGCAAGGGCGTGAGGGAGCTGATGCAAAGCCGGGAAATCATGGACGAGTGCGTGCGGCTTGCCAAGGAGAAAGCCTCCGCAGCCGGGGACGGTTATGCGGCGGATGACGGTTATGTGGGCAAGACCCGCGCATCGGCCATCGTCTACCCGTCCACATCTGAAGCCCGCAGCGACAACTACCGCAACAACACGCTGCTGAAAGTGTTCGGCTGCGCGATGAAAGTGAGGGGCTGAAAATGATTGAAGCAACAATCCTGGAGTACCTGTCCGGCGCACTGGACGTGCCCTGCTATATGGAGCGGCCGCCCGGTGCGCCGGGCACCTTTGCCGTGCTGGAAAAGACCGGGGAAAGCCGGGAAAATTACATCAACACCGCAATTCTGGCGGTGCAGTCCTATGCACCCACGCTGCTGCACGCGGCAGAACTGAACGAACAGGTCAAAACGGCCATGTTTGGAGCAGCACAGCTGCCCGGCGTAGCCGCCGTGCACCTGAACAGCGATTACAATTTTACTGACGCATCAAGCAAAACATACCGCTATCAGGCGGTATTTGACGTGACCTACTACGATTAACTGAAAGGATATTACTATGCCTACAGATGTAACCAAAGTGACCGCCGGAAAACCCAAAGTCGGCGGGGCTCTGTTCCGCGCCCCGGCAGGCACTGCCCTGCCTACCGATGCCGTCACCGCACTGGCCGAAGCTTACAAGTGCCTCGGCTATGTGTCTGAGGATGGCGTGACAAACTCTACGTCCATTGACAGCGATGAGGTCAAGGCGTGGGGCGGCGACACCGTGCTGACCCCGCAGACCGGAAAGACCGACACGTTCAAGCTGGCTTTGCTGGAATCACTCAACGTGAACGCGCTCAAATCTTATTTTGGCGATGATAACGTAACAGGCACCGACACCGGATCGGGTCTGGTTGTCAAGTGCAACAGCAAGGAGCTACAGTCCAGCGTCTGGGTGGTGGAGATGATTGCAGCCGGAAACATCCCGCACCGTGTGGTTATCCCCAATGCCAAGCCCACCGAGATGGAGGACATCACCTACGTGGACAACGATCCGGTATCCCTGGGCATGACGCTGACCGCCCTGCCTGACAGCGATGGTAACACGCACTACGAGTATATCGGCGGAACCGCCAGAGGCTAAGGAGGCACCATGCAAATTACAACTACATCCGGTTTTACGTGCGAGATTGACCCCGATGTGCTCAACAATGCATTGCTGATGGACGCTCTCGCCGACTTGAAGAGCGGCAACAGCCTGGAATATTCGACCGTCAGTCTGCTGATTCTTGGCAAAGATATCCGTGCCAAGCTCTACGACCATCTGACCAATGAGGCTGGCCGCGTTCCGCTTGAAGACGTGGACCGTGAGCTGACGGAGATCCTGCAGGCACTGGGCACCCCGGCAAAAAACTGATTGTCCTTGCCGCCATGCTGGCCGCTGATCGGGACGCGCTGATCTGCGACCTGGCCGAGACGTACCACGTGCTGGATATGACCGCCCTGCCGGTACCGCTGCTGGCCACGCTGGCTGCGGGCCTGCGGGGTGATTCCCGCATCCGGTTGGCGATGTCCGGCGAGCGCGTGACGAACGCCGAGATGCTGCAGGCCGCCATGCTCGACCGGCTGACTACGCTGTGCTGGATGCAGAGCAGGGACGGCGCACATGGGCGCAGGCGGCCACCGTCAGTTCTGGACGCAATCAGCGGCAAGGAAGAGCAATCCGATAGCAAGCCGGTTGCCTACAACACACCGGCTGACTTTGAGCGGGCACGTGCCCGGATCATTAAGAGAGAGAGGTGACAAGTATGGCATCCGATGTGGCAACCGCGTATGTGCAGATCATCCCATCGGCTCGAGGCATCAGCGGAGGGATTGAGCAGGCCCTCGGCGGGGATGCTGCGGTATCCAGCGCCGGTGCGAGCATCGGCGGCAAGCTGGCCGGGGCAATCAAAGTTGCTATTACCGCAGCGGGGCTTGGCGCAGCGCTGGGCAAGGCGCTGACCGAGGGCGCTGCCCTTGAGCAAAGCATCGGCGGCGTTGAAACGCTGTTTAAGGGCAGCGCTTCCCAGGTGACTGCGGCGGCCGATCAGGCATTCCGGACGGCCGGTGTATCGGCCAACAACTACATGGAGCAGGTGACGAGCTTTTCGGCCACCCTGCTTCAGGGCCTGGGCGGGGACACCGCCGCGGCGGCCGGGTACGCAGATAAGGCCATTGTCCAGATGTCGGACAACGCCAACAAGATGGGCACCGATATGTCCGCCATCCAGTACGCATACCAGGGTTTCGCCAAAGACAACTACACGATGCTGGACAACCTCAAGCTGGGGTACGGCGGCACACAGTCCGAGATGGCCCGTCTGATTAACGACAGTGGTGTACTGGGAGATTCCGTCAAGGTTACGGCCGACACGGTCAAGGACGTGCCGTTCAGCTCCATCATTGACGCTATCGGCGTTATCCAGGACAACCTGGGCATCACCGGTACCACAGCCGAAGAGGCCACGACAACGCTGTCCGGCTCGTTTGCGTCCATGCAGGCGGCCGCCAGCAATGTGATGGCCAACTTAACGCTTGGCCGCGACGTCGGCCCGGCATTGCAGGGCCTTTCACAGACTGTAACCACCTTTTTGGCAGGCAATCTGCTCCCGGCAATCGGCAATATCCTGTCTGCACTTGTGCTCCAGGTGATACCTGTCGGAACGCAAATGCTGCAAAGCCTGGGTGCAGGGCTGGCGCAGGGCGTCCCCAACTTTTTGGCACAGGCGCTGCCCATGGTACTGCAATTCACAGAAACCCTACGCACCAATTTCGGAAACATTGTGGATGCCGGCATCGACTTGCTGCTAAACCTTGCCCAGGGCATCGCCAATGGCCTGCCCACGCTGATCGAATATGTGCCGCAGATCGTCACAAATATTGCGGGATTGATTAACGACAATGCCCCCAAGTTGTTAGCGGCAGGGCTGCATATTATCGTAACGCTTGGGCTGGGGCTGATACAGGCAATCCCTGCGTTGATTGCCAATATCCCCCAGATTATACAAGCCGTTGTCAGCGTGTTTACGGCATTTAACTGGATCAGCCTTGGCAGCAACATTATTACGATGCTCAAAAACGGCATCACAAGCATGGTCAGTGCCGTACAATCCGCAGGAACATCTATATTCGATGCCGTTAAAAATGCAATTGCAAACCTGCCTTCGGCATTGCAAAGCATCGGCAGCAATGCGATTCAGAGTTTGGCCGGTGGTATTCGCGCGCTAATCTATGATGCACAAATGGCGGGCGTGAGTGTGTTTTCCGCTATTCAAACGGCAGTTTCTCAGTTACCTGCTGCGCTTCTTTCCATTGGTAAAAATGCCGTGTCAAGTATGGCAAGCGGCCTGCGAAATATGCTGAGCAGTGTAGTAAGTGCCGCGCAGTCTATTCTTGCAGGAATTGTCGGCGCTGTTCAGGCGCTGCCCGGGCAATTATGGTCTCTCGCAAAATCCGCAGCCCAGAAACTCTGGAACGCATTCATTGTAAATGATTGGAATGGTCTCGGAACCAATATCATCCAAGGCATTATCAACGGCATCGGCTCCATGGCGGGGGCATTGTGGGAGGCGGCAACCAACGTTGCAAAGTCGGCCCTCAATGCCATCAAGAGCTTTTTCGGCATTGCGTCGCCGTCCAAACTCATGCAATTTGAAGTTGGTCCCTACATTCCTCAAGGTCTGGCACTTGGCATCGAAAAAAATGCCGGGTATGTCACCGATGCCATGGACGACCTGGGGCTGCAATCCACAAGCCGCCTCCGCTCGACCATCGCGGCCGGTACACCGTCCGCCAATTCCGTCGGCAGCCAGGCCGACCATGCTGTGCTCGACGCCATCAACGCAGCCGCCCGCACCATCGTGCAAGCGGTGCAGGAAAACGGCGGCGACATTGTCATTGGTGACGACGTGATCTATCGCAGCTTCAACCGCGCGCGGCAGTCACAATCCATCATGCTGGGGGGTGCCTACTGATGCTCAAACGCACATCTCTCTTGCAAATCGACAGCCATTCCCTACCGGTTCCCACCGGCTCCCCCACCATCAAGTTTTCGGATGTTGAGAGCAGTGACAGCGGCGCTGACGAGATGGGCGTCTACCACCGTGAAGTGCTGCGGTTCGGCGTGCTGACCTGTTCGTTGACCTACAGCTACCTTGATAACGCCGACTGTGCCTACCTGCTCGGCCTTTTGCAAAACAAAACCACATTCCAGTTTACCTGCCCTATCCCCGGCGACGCCGCAGACGTGGCACAAACAACCACCCGCACCTGCTACTGCTCCAACTACGGGGCGGCCCTGCAGCGGCTGAAAGCCGGTGTTTGGCGGGACATGGATCTGGAAATCAAAGAATGTTAAAGAGGTGCCTGAATGGTTAAGAACATCCTGGTGCTGGATGACGGCACTGAAATTGCCGCCGGCACCGTTGGTCAGAATGCCATCCTTTCCCTGACCTGTACCGAAACAGTATCCAAAACCACAGACCTGTGCCCCGGCGCGGCCTGCTCCAATAAGCTGGAAATCACCATCTGGGTGGAACCGGGAACCGATCTGCCGATTACATCCGGGACCCGGCTGACCCACTACCGGGAGACATCCGGCCATCGAACCCTGGCGGGCACCTACTGGGCAGTTAAACCTACCAGCCAGACCCGCAACACCTACAAAATCTACGCCTATGACGCAGTCTCCCTGCTTGATGGCGTACAGTCTACCTGGCTGCGATCCATTCAGGATCAGTTTCCGATGACATTGTGGAAATTCGCCGGGCTGGTAGCACAGCGGTGCGGCGTAACCATTGCCAACAACTCCCTGCCCCGCAACGGAACCTATCTGGTACAGGCTTTTTATGCCGACAATCTGACCGGCCGCCAGCTGCTTGCCTGGGTGGCCGAAGCGTCCTGCACATTCCTGCGGGCTACACCGGACGGAAAAATCGAATTTGCCTGGTACACAGATTACACATCGCAGAGCATCGGGCCAACCGTATACATAAGGGACGGCCTGTCGCATGACAAGTTTCAGACCGCTCCAGTCGTCAAAGTACAGATCCGGCAGAGCGATGACGACGTAGGTGTGCTGTATCCATCCGATGAGAGTGGACCAAATGCCTTGGTTATCCAGGGCAACCTGCTGCTGACATCCGCCACTGCGGAAGCACTGAAGCCGGTCGCGCAGGCAATATTTGAAACGATGCAGGGCGTGACCTACACACCGCTCAAAGTAACCGTCCCGGCGGATTTTCCCCTGCCCGCACCTGGAAACATTGTATCTGTCACTGATGCCCGCGGAAACGTGCTGAGCTCCTATATCATGACCCGGACAATATCCGGTCAGCAGGTCACGCTGGAATCCACCGGCAACGCTACACGGGACGGAACCGCCGCCGTAAATGAGCAGAGCTACAAAAACCTGACCGGCAAAATGCTGGAGATCAAGACCAGCGTGGACGGCCTGGAAGTAAAGGCCAGCGACCTGACCGGAAAGTATACCGACCTGAAAGCAACGGTGGACGGGCTCTCCTCTGAGGTGAAAAAAGACACCAAAATCACCGGCGGCGGCAACCTGATCCTGGGCAGTGAGAGCTTCAAGAACGCTGAACTGAAAGGCAATACCGGCGACGGCAGTTCTATTACCTATGAACTAACCGGCGGGGCGACCATGGCCAACACCAACTCCAACCGATATTTTCGCTGGACAACGGTGGGTGCGTATGTGGCAAAAGGCGTGACATTGTGCCTGTCTGTTATGTACAAACCCGTTTCTGGTGCGGATGAGTTCTGTATGGAAATCGCTTACACGGCGGGGTACTCCACCAGCCAGAGCTGGGCAACCATTAAGCCAACTGATCAGCTGGAGATTGAGCAGACGGACGGCTGGGTACTGCGGTATGGCCTGTGGACGCCGCCGGACAACGCCACCTTAAAGCTGGTGGATATGGGCAGTGGTACCACCCACGCTGGTACCGGCAACTACACCAACAAGTTTTCGCTGCTGCACCCCATGCTGCAATACGGCAACGCGCCGACCGCGTGGAATGCCAGCAGCGGCGACTACCTGACGCAGGAAAGCGCAAAAAGCTTATTTTCGCAGACCGCTGACGAGATCAAAACCGAGGTCACCAAGTCAGTGACCGAAACGGTGACGGCCAACGTGAAGGATACCGCCACCAGCGCTGCCAATGATGCCGTTGACAGCAAGCTGAAGGACTACGCCACCACAGCAACGGTGAACAGCCTGAAAGAAGATGTCTCCAGCATCAGCCAAAAGGCCGACAGCATCAGCACCAAAGTCCGCAGCCTGAAAGAAACCACCACAACTATTTCCAACGACCTGGACAGCACAAAGCGGGAATTCAAAACCGTTAAAGAATCAGTATCCGCGATCGACCAGAAAGCCGACAGCATTACCCAGACGGTAACGCAGCGGATCACCGGCGGCAACAATATTATTGTGGGCACCGACGACTGGAACAATGCGACCCTGGATGCAGGCGGCAATGACCTGAGCAAAAAAGGAACATACACGATCAGCGGTGAATCTGTTCGCGTGACCAATAAAGCGCGGAACACCCGCTTCCACTTTGGTGCGGACAAAACGCTGGTGATTGCCAAGGGCATGACCTATTGTGCATCGGTACTGTACAAGCTCAACTCCGGCACGGACAGCCTGTTTTTGCAGTTTGAAACCAAATCCCCCAGCGGAACCAAAGCCTACTATGGCAGCGCGTTCAAAAATGCAAAGCAGGACATTGCGCTGGATAATGGCTGGAAGCTGCGCTGGGCAGCCTTTACGGCGACTGCGGACGGCTATGCAGACGGTCTGTTTGTGAGTACCGCGAACGATAACGCCACCGTTACCAACGATCTGACCATCATGCACCCCATGGTGCAGATGGGCAACGCCCCCACTGCCTGGACGGCCAGCACCGGTGATTATCTAACCACCGCCGAAACCAAGACCGAGATCAAACAGACGGTGAGCGAAATTAAGCTGACGGCCAGCACAAGCGGAACCAGCAGCACCATCAAGCTGACGGCAGGCGGAACAGAGATCACCAGCGCACAGATCAACCTATCCGGCGTGGTGACATTTTCGGATTTGAGCACATGGAACCAGGACAAGACCATTATCAACGGCGGCAACATCACGACCGGGCAGCTGCATAACCTCAACTACACCACCGTGTACGACCTGGACAACGCCTGGATTCGCATGGGCACCGAGGCCGGTGAGCGCGTGTTTCTGGACAATCGGCACATTGCCTGGTATGCAACCATCAACACCGGCAGCATCGGCCTGACCGGCGTGCTGTACTCAGAGGCTGGCAGCTCCTACATTGGGGCGTGCAGCAAGTACGCCAAGTACGGCTGGGTTGACGGCCTCAACCCGACATCTTACGTTGGGATGCAGATCACCTACAACCGCAGCGATGACAGCGATGCCGATTTTAACTCAACGCGGGTGGGTGTTTCCGGTACGCTCAACTGTAAGAATTTGAGCGCGTGGGGCAGCAAGTCCCGTATCGTGTCCACCAGCTTTGGCCCAATCAAGATGGCTGCGTTTGAAACGCCCACCCCGACCTTTGCGGATTGGGGCCGCGGCGAGTGCGGCCCGGACGGTTGGTGCCTGATTGTACCTGATCCGCGCTATGCGGAGACGGTGGCCCAACATGGGCAGCTGACCTGGCTGCTGACGGACTGCGATGGCACCGGCCACCTGTGGGCTGAGGATTGCGGGCAGTATGCTATTGTGCACGGTGCACCTGGACAAAAATTCTCTTGGATGACCATGACCACCCAGCGCGGCTACGAGGGTGAGTACGCCGAACCCAGCGAGTGCAATTATCCTGCTCCCATGCCGGAAGGCGAAGATTTGGCCGCAATTACCGCCGCCCGTGCGCTGGATTCCAGTGCTGACGCTGCGGACAGCTTGTTGACCGATACCAACGCAAAACTAAATACCAAAAATCTGTTGAAATTGGAGGATAACGAGGCATGAAAAAACTGACCAGCGTTGCGGTGGTTACCACCGCAGAGGGCGAGCGCGTATCTTACGCTTACACCGAACTAGACAGTGACGGCAACATTACCAGCCAGAACAACCGGGCATCTTTTGTTGCCCTGGACAATGATCTGCTGACCGCCATTGCAACCCTGAAAAACGCTGTAAACGCACGACTGTAAAGGAGAAAAAACCATGACTGACAACAAACGCATTAAAGAGTGCAAACGCAAAGTTATTGCTGCAATTAACAATGCAAGGCTGCCGTTTGCCGTCACAGAGTTGATTTTGGAGAACGTTTTGAACGCCGTGCGTGAGAACATGGCGGCAGAGGAAATGGCAGC